CAACTGAATAGCGCATCTGATTACGGCTCAGAAGGTTACAGGTTTGAATCCTGTCGAGGTCACTAAAAGGTAACGCACTTCCACTCAAAGCGTTACCTTTTATTTTTAGTACAATAATCCCATTTGTAATTATTCAAAATCGACAAGGTAAATGTCAATCTAAAATAATTACATTATGGTTACAAAAACACTCGATGGGTGTAGCTACTCCGAACTATGGGTGTCCCCTGCCAACTGGCAAAAAGCTACTAAAAAAGACTTGGATAAAGATTGGTACGTGCAATGCGTTTTCTTTGACCCTCGTTTTGAAAAAAAATATCCCAAAGGCTTCCCTTATAGAAAAAAGGCTAACAGACCTAATACTATAGAGGAGCGAAAGGCGATGATTTCTTTTCTTCTTAAAAACATTCCTCATCAACTTAATAATGGTTTTAACCCTATATTAAAAAAGTACGTACAAGTACATAAGGAAGGACTTTATCCTGAATTGCACTTTATTGAGGCTTTTAGGCGTGCATTGGAAATAAAAGTAGGTACTAAAAAACACCTATACGAAATACAATGCGCTATTAATAGGCTTGAAAAGGCGTGTGAAGCCCTCAATTTGCAGACAGTTAAAATAAAGGATTTGCGCAGGGTAGATTTGAAGCGAATGCTGGACTGGTTGCGACTATCCGACAAATATTACAATAGGTTCGTGATATACTTCTCCAGCTTATACCGTGAGTTGATAGAATATGAATGTTGTGAGGCTAATATTACCAGAGATATATATCCTAAAAAGGTGATTAAAGAAGTTCGTACTATACTTACCGCTGAAGAACTCATAAAAGTAAAAAATCACGTGCGATTTATCAATCCTGATTTTTATAGGTATATGATGATCTTCCTATATTCAGGAGCGCGTAATACTGAACTTTTCAGATTACAACGCAAAGATGTAGATTTGGATAAGCAGGAGTTTGTAATACTGCTTGAAAAAGGCGGACAGTACAAACGCTGTACAAAGGTGATACTATCCCCCGCATTAGAGTTTTGGAAAGAGATATGCAGCAAGTGTAAAAGCGATAACGACTATCTTTTTGCACTTGATTTTGTGCCTAACAAGAAAATGGGGCATACCGAGATTGTTACCCGCTTTTGGAAGCGACACGTAAAGGATAAATTAGGTATTGAAGCTGATTTTTACGCCCTCAAACACTATATGCTTGATAACTTGGACAGCAATACAGCTATGCTATTAGCTTCGCATACTAACCAAAATACAACAGCTATCTACCAAGTGAATAAGGCTAAAAAGGAACGTGAGAGGTTGAAACAATTAGAAATACAGATATAGAAAAAGCCCCGAAATGGGGCTTTTTTAGTTTATGGTTAATTTTGGTTTTAAGAATAGATTTTGCTTTAATACATACCTCTGAATAACATCTTCAGGAAGAGCAAAAGCGTTTGCTAAATCATCATAAGTGTACTCAAGTTCTTTTAAGTGTAATTTTACAGCCATATCAAACGTTATAGCCTCGTCTATGCTTACACTACCTTTTTCATTTTTCTTCTCTCCTATTCTGCTCAGTTCAATGTTGAAATATTTATATTTATTTTGATTAATAACCCCTAATGAGTATGCGCGCCTGATAATTGAAGCCTTTGAGGTTAGCCAATAGCTTTTTAATGCGCTTAGACTTGAAAGTTTGAGCCCCTCTAATGAGTTCCTTATCGCTCTTTCAGGCATTAGAAATTCAGAAGCAAAATCGTTAGCTTCTTGCTCTTTGTCTCTAACATTTGGTACTGGGAAAGCTGTGTGCATTATCAAATGCCCTAATTCGTGGGCTAATGTAAAGCGTTTCCTATCATTAGGAAGTCTTTTATTCAACACTATTACTGGAAATCCTTTTTTAGTAAATAACGATATACCATCAAACTTTTCATTAGCATTTAGTTCATAAATGATAATTCCTTTATCCTCTATAATTCTAAAAATGTCCTCAATAGGTTCATTGTCGAATATTCTAAAATCCTTGCGTGTGAATTGAGCAATCTCTTCTGGAGTATATCCTTCTTCAATATCTAAGGTTTTAAGTGAGAAATCGGGATAATCAATAGAATTTGACATTTCGTCAATAATATAACCGATGAATGTACAAGATGTTTCAAAGTCTTGAATAATTGATTTTGGAATGGTGTTTTTTTTACGATAATTAGCTGTTTCTAATTCTACTGATATTTTGCGTTCAAAAAAATCCTTTGGAAATTGCAACACATTAAATATCTTTTCTAAAATCTCATCGGATAACCCACCAAGTCCTTTTTCAAACTTGGATAAATTAGATTGTGAAAGCCCTTGCACCGCTTTTGACAATTCTGTTTGCGTCAGCCCTCTGTATTCCCTTGCAAGGGTAAGCTGATTGTGATTAACTTTCATAGATGTTTTTATTATAGTCGTTAGTTTTTGTAAAAAAGGTAGTGAGATTTGTCGGTTCAACAATAATACTAAATTGCCTTTTTACGTTTAGATTGCTCTTTAACTTTAGGTAGCAATCTTCCAGTTTTATTAGGCGTTAATATAGTAGGAGCATTTAATGATGTTAGTTCATCTTTACGAATTCTCCATTTTATTTTTTCCTCATCTATATAGACAAAATGAGGATTTATCAAATCACCAGATTTGCTTTTCTCCCAACCGAAAAATACGATAGGATTTTCGTAGTCGGTAGGGTCAAAAAGTTGTGTCTGCATTTGGTTTATAATGGACTGATTGGCATTTGTTTTTATATTCATAGGCATACCCTTTTTGTTTAACTTTTTAAACAGAAAAGAGTGTCCGCAGAATGTTATTACAAATCGTTTGTATTTCCAAAACTTCCATTTCTCAGGAAAAACTTTTTGGAGTTCACCTAATAGACAAGTTTGAAAAACGCTTGCTTCAAAGCCTCTACTTCTTGATTGTGGAGGGAAAGGTTTCATAGTTAAACTGAACTTTTCTTTAGCGTTTTCAAAAGCATAAAAGAACTTAATAAGCCCTTTTTCAGTACATTCAGTAATGAATGCATCTTTTTTTGCGAGCTTTCGCTTGCAGGATTGGACAAAAGTTTGTAATTTTGTCGCGTCAAAATAATTATTTTTCATTTTTACTAAAAATTAAGACAAATCCCACTACCTAAAATATATCTGTTGCAGCAGATATATTTTTTACGGTGCAAATATATAAAAAATAAATTAAATTGTATATATTTTTTTGATTTTTTTGTATTTTATTTTTGAACACACTTTTAATTTATTGATAATAAAAATATTAGGCTCTTCTTATTACTATCATTTTTTCTTCAATGATTATTGATTTTAAATATATTTCTACTTTTGCCCAAAACAAAACTAATATACCAATGAAAAGAATTGTATTATTGCTAATGGTAGTGCTCGCTATGGGGTGCTCTAAAAGTGAGGATAAACAAGAACCTCAAAAGAATGAGCCTAATAAGGAACAACAAGACCAAAAAGAAAAGGAAAAAGCTAATGAACAAAATAAAAAAGATGCTCTAATTTATTTTGCGTTGGCAAAAACAAGTCTAAACAATCGTTTGAATAAAAACAAGGAGTTTGACTTTTGGATAAATACATTAAAGGCTTTAGAAGTGTCTAAAGGTAATGAAGATGTCTATAAAGAAGTAGAATATTTTCTTAAAAACAATCGTTTTGGAACTCCTCGTTGGATTGACAGTCAGCAATCCGAAATTAACAAACTTATTGATAATTTGAAGTCTCAATTATCTATTATTAATAAATATGAAAATATAAAGAATTTCATTAACACTTTTAACCAATGGAGATAAAAAAAGCCCCTTAATTGGGGCTTTTTTATTACCAAGCTTGTTTAATCGCTCTTTTTGTTTCTGATATAATGTCGTCTGAAAAGTCTTCCAATGACCCCCTTTCATAACTCCTTATTTTTCCATTTTCTTTTACAAGAAAACTAACATTTTTATCATACTCCTTTCCTGATTCTTTTTTGAAATACATTACTTTTTTATATCCTATTATGTCTATATAAGTAATTTGTATTTTGACAGCATTATCCTTAAAACTGAACTCAATTTTATATCTAAAACTTGAAAAGTTTGAATGTCTGATTTTATTAACAGCTACGACTGAAATAGTAGAGTATTCTGTTTCTTCAATTTTTTCTATTTCAGGATTAAGTAACACTTTATTTATTCCACTTTTTACAGCCTCAAACATTCCTTTTTGTGATTTACCATTGCTTTCAATCACTACAAAATCTTGATTTGTATCTTCATTTACAAATCCATCTTTTGTTATGATGAAACTTTGAGCCATTGAAAGGCTTGTACATAATGTAATGAGTAAAAATAGTAATTTCTTCATTTTTAAATCTAATTAATTTGGTTATTGAGGCGCAAAGATATTGAATTTAACGAATAGTATACAAAAAATTAGTGTTAAACTTTTATATACGCATTTTTATTCCTTTTGTTTCAATATTAGAAAGTATTGCTTTCATTCCTGCAATATCTTTTCTAACTTCGTGTAATTGGTAAGTATTAGCTTCTATCCCCGCAAGGTGTCTTAGTTGTTGAGCGGTATTGATTTGCATTGATTGGTGCAACTCCTTAATACTATTTGCTGTTTGCAACATTGCATTTTTTGTCTCTGCTCCTATTTGTGTGAGTAATCTAAATTGTCCGTTCAATTCATCGGCACTGTCTTGACTCATTCTTGCGAAACCTTTTTCGACTGCATTACGCCCTTGCTTGTCATCATACATTTTAATTCCTGATTGCTCTAAAGCGTCAAACATAGCCTTTGCTTTTTGTTCGCCTTTTTGAATTTCAGGTTTTAAAACATTATTAACAAAATCAATAGTTTTATTTTTTACCTTTTCATACACTTGTTCGTTACTAAGTCCTAATGATGAAGCATATATATTGTCCATTTCATTTTGAAACTTAGAAAATATTTCTTTTATTTGATTAGTGACTAATGTTTGTTTAATTATATTTTTCATTACACGAGCAACCGTTTGACCAAAGTTTTCAAATGCATTACCACCTTTTTCTACAGCAGATATAATGCTATCAACAAAACCTCCTCCTAAATCTCCAAAAGTTTGGCTTGTATATTCAGATATTGTTTTTTTGAATTCTTTCATTTGATTATACAAATCTTTTGCTTTTTTTATCTGTTCACTTGTGTAGTCTATATTGTCACGACCGTATGACATTCTATTAGAATCCGCTTCGCTAATTCTTTCTAAAAAATCATAATCAATATTGCCTAAGTTGTCAACGAAAGGTTTTACTTTATCCTTAAAAGCTTTAGTTACTTCGTCTTTATATCTTCCCCAAACTTTAATGCCCCAAGGCCCATCGTACCATCCCCATTTATATTCATAGCGGTCAAATACTTGTGTGTTTTGTACATCAATAAGGTCGTTACGAAGTTTTTTTACTTTGTCATTGTAGTTCTTAATAATATCAAGTTGTTTCCCAATTTGGTTAGTAGTCAAAGAATTAGAATGTTTTTCTCCTTTCAATATACGTTCATCATAAAGTTCATTTATTCTCTTTTCGTTCTGATATTGCTCTTGTTTCCACATTCTCTCCTTTTGACGGGCTCTTTCTTTATCACTCTCTATTTTCTGAACAAAACCATATACAGCTCCTATAACACCTCCAATAGCAGCACCCCAACCTTGTCCAATTTGTCCTCCTATTTGAGCAAAAGACATAGCCTTATTGACTATTTCTCCCATTTCTTTTATACCTTTACCGAATTCCCTTAGTGAGGCATTACCCGTACTTTGCCCCAATCGCTCAAATTCGTCGCCTAATTGTCCAAATTGTCCCGTGATTGATTGCGCTGACGACAGCATACCATTGAACGCTTCTTGCCATTCAGCAGTGTTGGGCTTAGCTTTGAATAGATTTTTGATGTTTGTACCGAGTTTGCCGAATACAGTATCGCTCTTATCGGCGGTGTCTCTTGCTTGTTCGAGTTGCTGTTTGAGATTGGTTATAAACTCTACATTGGCGTTATCGTCCATATTGAGCACCTTTGCTAACTCGTCAATTTCAGCTTCTGCCTCTGCTATGGTTTGGCGTATTTCCTTGACTGTCTTTTTGCGCAGGCTGTCGAACAATTTAGCAATGGCTGTACCCTCTTTTTTGTAGAGTATATCTAACTTTTTGAGTTCTCGTGCTTTTTCGTCTTGTGCTTTTTTGACTTGTGGAGCGTCTGCACCTAATTTGGCTTGTAAGGCGGCTATATCGGCATTGTATTTCTCCTCAATAGCTTTACGTTGGTCGGTATAGGTTTGATACTTTTCTAACAAGTCCTTATACACTTGTTCCTGCTGCATACGTTGGTACTCGGCATTGTCGGCTAAAAGTGTCTTTTCGTTTTCAGCAAGGCGGGCTTTTTCGGCATTGATAGCTTCGGTATTGGTGTCAAAATCTTGTCCTTTTTTCCATTTGCCTTGTGCTTCGGCTTTTTGTTTTTCGGTTTCGATGAATGCGGCTAACTGGTCTTCTGAACGCCTTCTAATTTCCTCTTCTTGCTTGTCGTATTCCAATTGTATGATAGCAAGGCGTTTGTCCGCCCCGTCTTGCATTATCTTAATGCGGGCTTCTTCACGTGCAAAAAGATCATCTTGGATTTGTCGGTTGTGGTCTCTTTGGGCTTTTTCGGTGTCGAAAGTAGGTAGTTCAGGCTTGGTTGCTTTAGATTTAGGAGTATTTTTTTGAGAAAGGTCAATGCCAGTACCTTGTTTATACTCGTCAATCAATCCTTTTAATTTAGTTTTTTTAGCCTCTAAATCGCTTAAATCTTTATTATCAACGCTCCTACTATTTTTATTTTTGCTTTCAGCTTCATTTATTTTATTCTGTAATGCTAAAATCTCTTCTTTTTTTGCAATAAAATCAGTAGTTTGTACTTTTTCTTGCTGTTTGAGTTTGATTTGTCGTTCGGTAGCTTCATTGAACATTCCGAGTTCATTCCAGTCGTATTTTAAATAAGGGTTGTTGCTGTCTATTTTTGCAATAGAGTGATTAGCGATAGAGTCTTTCGCTTGTTTTTTTCTTAGATTATAGGCTTCTATGATTAATTTTTTTTCTGCTTGTATTTGTTCAAGGCTTTTGCCTGAAAGTGCGCTTTCATAGTTGCTAACATCATTTTTAACGACTTCCCTTTTTTGTTTTTGCTTTAGAAGTTCATCTTGTTCAATACCCTTTCTAATGTTTGCTATATCCATTCTAAGAGCGGTACGGCGGTCGATGCTGGCAGTTTGCTTAATCTCTTCTTCTAACTTCTTAATTTGTTCCTCTTTGGATTTAATTAAGTCGTTGGTTTTCTTAACGGCATCACGAGACATTTTTTCATTCATAGTCTCATAACGACCATTAATATCTTTTAGAACCTGAGACATTTCACGTAACATCTGATTTAGCGTGCTATATTTATTCAGAACTCCATCTGTACTATTCCTAAGTGCTAAAAATGCTTTATTTCTTTCATTCCAAGATTTAGTTTCGTCTTGAATAGTAGATATTAGGTTGCTAATTCTGTTTTTCTCTTCATCAATAGCATCCGCTTGTTCCTTGCGTAGTTGATTGTGTCTTTCGGTTGCTTCAGCATTAGCATCTGTACTTTCTTTAAGAGACCATAAGGCGGTAGCTAATCCTACCAATGCACCTGCAACAAGAGCATAAGGGTTAGCAAGCATTGTAAGATTGAGGAGTTTTTGGGCTTTTTCAACAAGTACCAACCACGTATAATGAGCCATTTCGGCAACGGTCATTCCTGCTGTACGCGCTGCTACTACTTGCTGTACAGCGGCTGTAGCGATGAGTGCTGCTCGATATGTTCCGTAAGAAACGATAAGCCCCGCGATGAGTTTGCCAATAGTTTCATAATTTTCTACCAAGAAAGATACGCCTTTTATTGCTCCCGAAACAATACCCTCACTCGCTTTGCCTATCTCATTAAGCATTTGGTCAAAATTATCTTTGAGGTTAGATATTTGCCCGCCTAATGATTTGCTTTGCTCTGCCATTAGGTTATAGAATAGACCTCCCTCATTAGTCATATTCTTGATAACGGATTGTATTTCGGTAAATCCTATTTTGCCCGCGCTAACCATATCTTTGATTTCGGTTTCGCTCTTACCTACAACCTTACTCAATTCGGCTATGATAGGAATACCTGCATTCATAAACTGGTATAGGTCATTGGTCACTAACTTGCCTTGCGCTTTGACTTGCCCATATACGTGAATGAGTTGCCCCATAGGTACACCTAATCCTGAAGCTACATCGCCCATACGACGAAGTGTTTCGGTTACCTCTTGTGCAGGTATTTGAAAGGCTAATAGCTTTTTTGCTCCATCAGATACTTCTTCCAATCCGAAAGGGGTTTTAGCAGCAAGGTCGGTGAGTTGCGCCATTAATTCGTTAGCCTTTTCCTTGCTTTTGAGCATAGTGCCAAAAGATATTTCGAGTTGTTGAAATTGTGATCGTACGGCTACCATTTGGCTAATGAATGATTGCGCCCCTTGTAATGTAAAGTAGGCGGTTGCGCCCTTGAGGAGGGTTTGCCATACATCGGCTTGTTTTTTGCCCTCTTCAACGGCTTTGCGTGTCATTTGCTCGAATTGTTTTTTGATAGCCTCTACATCTTTTTGTATCTGTGATTGGTCGGCTCTTACTTGGAACAATAGAGCCCCGTCTTGTGGTTGCATAGTTAAATATTTGCGGATTTTATTTTTGATAGGAAATCACCATAGCTGGTGCGTTTTTCTGATTTCTGAGGTGCTTTTTTAGTATCTTTATCCTTATCGAAATCATAAGAGGGGATAACGGCACTATAAAGCATTACATTGGCATAGCTTATTTCTTTTAGCACGTAGTCAAAGGTTAGTCCGTACTGCTTGGCGAATGAGCCTACAAGTCCCCAGATGCTGTCGTTTCGTTCTCCACTTCCTTCGTCGGTTTGGTTATCATCATTCCTTTGAGGGAAGTGGTAATGACGAAAAAAGCGCGTATATCCATTTGTCCTAACACTTTAAAAAAAGCGTCTGATACTTCATTAATAGGGGCTTTCATTAGCTTTTTGGCGAGTATTTCGCCTTTAGTTATGTTTTTGTTTTTACGCCAAAATTGCCATTTAGGATAAGTTTCTACTTCGGTAAAATTATCACCTAATACGATTGCTGATATAGCCCAAGCTATATTCTCATACTCTTCAGCATTGTGTATGATTGATCCGAATATATTCCCCTCACTAATAGTGTCGGTGGGGATTTTGCTGATGTACTTTGAAGCCCTTACGAGGGTAAAAATAGAGGGCGGAGCGACTTTATACGCTTCGCCCCCAATGGTTACCGTTGTAGGTTCTTCAAGTAGGGTTTGTGCTACTTGTTCTTCCATAGGTTACGCTACTTTTTCGATTGATAAAAATCCTTTACCACCATTAAGGATAGTGATTTCTACTTCTACGTTGTAACCACTATCTTCTGTATAGGTGAGTTTACCACTTACAGAGCAATAGAACATATCAATCTTTTCTGCTCCAGACACTTTTGGAACAATAGAAAAAGAGAACTTCTTAGTAGAAACAAAAGACTTGATGATGAGTTTGTCTCCAGACTCTTCAATATCCCAAATTTCAGAAAGCAAAGACTTGTTAAGGTTTTTAACGGTGCATTTTGCTTTCACTACAGGTTCGCTTTTCATTTGGTCGATGACTTCACCGCCAATAGCTGTCCATTTTAACTCTTTGCCGTCCTCTGTCTCAAAAGAAAAACTATCTTCTTTGACAATACCTAACGTTTTGAGTACTGTACCCATTGCACCCCCTGCCCCTGGTGCACCAAATTTAAATTCTAATTTGCCCCAAGCGGAGGCGTTGTTATCTACGTATGCCATAATCTTTAATTATTAAATGTGTTATATCTGAATTTTACTTTTGCGTTGATGAAAAACTGCTTAATATCTGTGTCCTCAAAGGTTTGTATCATCTGATGAAGTTGCAACTTGTAATTGTGTAGGGCTGTTTTAGCTTCTTCAATGATAGGTATTAAAGCCTGCTCAATAGCTTCACAACGTACAAAGTTTTTCCTATACTGATTATCGTTGTTTTTAATCATAGGAACAAAAATATTGATGTTAAACATACCTGACTGATACTCGCCATCTAAACCTGTTAGGAATGCTATTACACAATCCTCTTTCAGGGAGTTCAATGGACGCACTCCCAATCTGTATGTCTGACCATTTATAAGGGGATTTATCTTGTCCTTGAAATACTTGTAAACATCGCTTTCTATTTGTGAGGCTGTTTTTTTCATTTTCTATTTGTGATGTTGTTTTTTCCATTACGATAATGCTTTTAGGAGTTTAGGCACTTCTTTTTCGGCTAATAATTCAGCTGATGAAAGTACATTGTAATTGCGCGCTTCTACATAAGCAGCGTACTTCATTCCTGCTACTACTACCAGTACAAAACCTTTTGGGTATTGAGATATTACCTTATTGATGAACATTTCGCCCTCTTTTTGTCCATTACCTCCTGACTTAGTGAGTTTAAAACCTCCTTTTTCAATGGCTTTGCCGTCTTGTAGTACTACATAGCCTATTGATGAACGGAGGTTACCCGTTTGGTCTTGATAGCTACCATTTGTCCGTGATTCATCGATACACATTTCTCCTACATACTTCAATATGCGTATTACTTTTTGGTGATACTTTTCTATTTTCTCACGCAATATACGTTCTATATCGTTGGAATTGAATTGTGGTGTTATCATACGAATATACGGCAATGAAAGTAATCTCTTGAAAATCGTATTACTTGCTTTTCGAGGCGAATATTTCCCTCTACATCTACTACTTGCAAGGTATTACCCGCTTCTATTTTTGGTGTATCTTTGGGAGCATAGATAGTAGCGGTACATTCAAATATTTGACCATCTACTTTAGTTATCTTTTGCCCCGCTCCTGCTATCTCATCACGGCAAATACCTATTTCTTTCCACTCGATAGGGTCGCTTGGATAGGTAGGTATACCATTTTCATCAATAGTAGGGTTTTGTGATACTTTCACCTTTAATAGATACGGGTATATTTTCATTTCCTTGCAGTATTTTAGAATAAGTTGGTAATATCTCTTACAGTGGCTTTTTCCTCTAACAAATTAACCCTGCCGAGTTGCTTACAAAGCAAATTGTAAAAGGCAGTAATAGCTGATTTGTCATAAGAAAAAGATAATCCACCTTCTGAAAAGGACACTGGGCGCAATAAGAGTTCAGGAATAAGGTTGTAGAAAAACATCTTTGTCTTTCGTTCGTTATCCTCGTTGAACTCATCAGAAAGCCCCAATCCTACCCGTTGCATTTCGGCAATGAGTAGGGTGGTGGGGTATTCCACGTTCCATAGTTTCAGTTTCTCATCTATGTACGCTTGTGCGGTCATCTTAGAACTTTGTTTTGATGATGAGTTTGCGCTTAGAGTCGTTCAATACTGGAGTAGCGAACGCTGTAGCTTTGGTAGATACTGATATAGGGTCTTGATGCCCAAAAGTATTTACCAAAATGAAGCTATCCTTAATAGATTTGCTCATCACATCGGCAAAGTCCATTGTGAACTCTGGAGTAGTGGTGTATTGAGTAGTACCCAACAATGCTGAAGTAGAGAACAATATGTTACCCTCTTCCCAACCATTAGCCACTGTTACTTCTCCGTTTTTGCCCTCAAAGCTGATGAAAGACTCCCATACTTTGATAATAGGCAGTCCACGTTCAGCAAGTTCAGCGTTAAGTTGTTCCAAACGCACATCAGGCAAAATGGTAGTATTGTTGATAGGAATGCCTAACACAAAAGCACGTGTGTTTTTGTTTTTCAATACCTGATTGAGAGTGGCACGGCTCATAGTGATAGTAGCATAACTATACCCTTTGCCTTTGGCTTCCTCTTGGTATTTTTCGATTTCCTCTATAGGGTTAGCATCAGCATCCGCCCATTTCTTTACAGCGTTTTGTGTTTTTACCTTGAAGTCTACTGATACATTCACCACTCCGCCATTATTGGTAGTGGTAGTTTTGTATTTACCAGTAGATACAAGTTGTTTAGCCATCCACTCCATACGAGCATTGATACCGTCAATACAAAAACGAGGGTCTTCGTATATCTTGTCAATAAGCTGGTTTTTGATACCCGCATTAGTAGGGTTTGCAGTCACCGCATAACGGAGTTGCTGAATGGTTAGGAGGTCTTTTTCGTTCAAATCGCGGGCGATTTCTACTTTTGGTATTTCGCCTTTGATGTTTTCCACGAACTCGCGCCCTTTGCGCGGTGCTTTTGAGCCAATAGCCACGATGTCTGCCATTATTTTAGCACCGTCAGACCCTTCAATATTAGAATAAGTAAGAAGAGGATTGTACAACAAAGGGAAATGCTCGCGGTAGCGCAAATCTCCCAAAGGGTATGCTTGAATAATAGCATTCATATTAGCCTGAGAAAACTCGGTAATAATGTTGTTTGCGTTGATATTCATCTGCTTTTAATTTTTTAGGTTATTAAATGAATGAGATACGAGGCAAAGCGGTGCGTAGAAATGCCACGCCTGCTTTTTCTTTGTCGGGCAGCGCGTCTTTGCGTGCTGTTCCTGCCATTACGACTGCTACAAGTGGCATATCGTCAATGACTACATCGTGAGCGGTTAGCCCCAATGCTCCTGCAGTATTGGCTTGTGAAAGGTCTTCTTTTACAACCTTGAAAGTACCATTAGTGTCGGGCATTACGAGCGTTCCTGCTGGAATAACTCCATCTGTAAAGCGTTCCTTAGCAGTAGTAGGGTCTATATACACTCCGCCAGGGTAGGTAACATCCAACTGGTCAAATACAACTATTTGGCGACCTGCTTTGTCTGAAATTTGGACTTGTTTCATAAATGTTTACTGTTTTTTGAAATTATCGTTAATATACGCTTGTACATCGGCAGAAACGCCATTGTTGTCTTTTCCTGCTCCTAATACTGAACCTGAAAGAGATGAAAGCCCTGCATTTGCTTGCGTTTGCAAAAACGCTTGTTCATCGGCTTTGAGCTCGTTTACAAAGGCGTTCATTTCTTCATCGTCTTTGAAAGTACGCCCTAAGTGGTGTTTGTAGAATGTTTCTGATACCCCCTGCGTTTTGAGTTGGTTTAGGAAACGTTCTTTAGCACTTTGTTGTTGCTTTTCAGCTTGGAATGCTGCAATAGTTTCATTTTGTTTATTGACAACTTCCACAAGGTTTTTTGCCCACTTTGGCATTTCATCAGGTTTAGGCTCTGTGGAGGGAGTAGGTGGGTTTTGAGGATTTGGATTAGATTTAGCCCTCATTTCTTCGAGTTCTTTCTCTAATTTCTTGCGAGCCTCTTCAGCTTTTGTAAGACTGGTTCGCCCTTTGTCGGCTACTGATTGCAATAGCTTAACTTCTTCCTCAACTCCTTGGACGGCGTTTTCGATTTCGTTTTCTCCTTTAACCGCTGTAGCCAATCGGGTGGCTATAGCTTTTAAAACTGATTCTTCCAACCCCAAGTGCGCATACTTGGTTTTGAGTGATTGTAGGATTTTTTCCATAAGATGTACAATATATTTTTTGTTTTTGCAAAGGTACGGAGGGGCGTTGTAGATTGTATATTTGCTATTTAGGAAAAAGTTAGTAATTATTTAGTAATACAAAAACGCCCCTATAAAGAGGCGTTTTCGGTGTTAAACTAAGAATATATTCACTTCAAAAAGCGTTTAAGTTTGTTTCGTATAAAGTAAAAGGCTATCAATAGTACTACGATAATAGCTATAAGGTATAAATAGGAACTTTTTACGTTTTTTGTTTTATGAGAAAAAGCCGTTTCTGAATGCCTTTGCGTTATAAAATAAGTGTTAGCCTTAGTTATATTATCAAGGGTAGTATTCGCCACTATTTGGCTATTAGAAAGGTTGCTTTTAGTCGTAATCTTCACCTTTCCACCACTTACCCTTATAGTTTCATTATCGCCGTCGCGAATGCGATAATACACTAACTCTTTGCTATTTCCTATACTATCCTTATCGCTCTCTACTGTTACCTCGTACTCTTGAGAGGTGTGTGTATCGAGTTGCAAGGTTTGAGTATTTTGTTGAAAAAGAGCCGTACTATCCTTGTACTTTATAATACGCTCTTTTTGTATCTGCTTTTGCTCGGTATTGGTTACCTCTTTGCGAGTTCTACACCCTATCAAGGTAAGGAACGCTAATAATGCAATGATTATTCTATTCATAGCTTTCTAACATTTTGATAATTTTCTTTATTTTTCAATTTATCAACCTATCGGCTAATTTTCTGATTCCCAACTTCCTAGTCATAGAAAAAGACATTTCAACCGCTCAGGCAGGCTTTGCACTGCTTCCAGGAACCATGCTCGGAGCCTTTCTATCTCCGCTCTTTGGCAAACTCTATGATAAAAAAGGCTCGAAACCAACCCTTTTTACAGGAAATTCTCTTCTTTTCTTTGCTGTATTCTTGCTCCTTATCTTCACAAAAGAACTCACCTTAACAGCTGTTATTGCGATTTATATTTGCTTTACCTTGGGGCGAAACATGGCCTTCAATAATACACTTGCTCTAGCGACGACTCAAGTTGATAAAGAAAAAACCGCAGATACGACTGCGCTCTTTCAGCTGGCCCAGACCTTTGCGGGCGCTATAGGTACTGCAGTCACAGCTGTCATCGCCAACCAAGCTCCCAATATGACAAAAGGAACTCAAAACGTCTTCACCCTTTTATTGGGCTTGGTTATCTTCGTATTCTTGTCTTATCTACTGCTTTTTAAAAAGATTGCTACAAAGAAACTTTGACTTTTATACTTGACCTGACAAACATCTAAAAAATACTGACTTATCCTTCTCTCTCAAAGACATTTTGGGGGATTTTTTGCTATACTATTTCTATATATGACAAAAGGAGTATACTATGGAACAAAAACATCGTTCTGAATTTCCAGAAAATGAACTCTGGGACCTAACGGCCCTTTACCAAGATCAAGAGGACTTCCTGCGAGCCATTGAGAAGGCCAGAGAGGATATCAAAAAATTCGTCCGTGATTACCAAGGTAATCTCAGCACTTTCGAAGATTTTGAGCGAGCATTTGCTGAGTTAGAGCAGATTTATATCCAAATCAGCCATATCGGCAACTACGGTTTTATGCCACAGACCACTGACTTTGGTGACGAGAGCTTTGCGCAGATT